GTGGGTTTAACGGGTACAGGAAAAACTACGGCCCAGGAGGTGTTCGGCTCCATCTGCTATAAACCGATAGACGCTTCTGGAGCTATTACCCTCTCCCCGATTTTCAGAACAGCCTCTACCTGGCATGGGACACTTCTGTTAGATGAGTTTGAACCTAACGGGGAAGGCTACGATGAAATGCTGGCTTTCCTTAAAAGCGGCGTGGGGAACAAGGCCGTGCTTCGGACGGAGGGGGACGCGAAGCGGGAGGTCCGGGTCTATATGATTAAGTCTCCCAAGGTTTTTACTTCTGAACACCCTATCGCCAACGCCGGACTTCAATCTCGAACCCTGGTCGTAGAGATGCACAAGAACACCCGCAGGATCCCGCTTTATCGATTGGGGGGGTTTTTAGAGGAAGCAGAACACTTGCGTAACCAGCTTCTTATGTGGAGACTAAGAAACATTAACAAGGTGAACCTGAAAGACATTGAGTACGGCTTTCCCGAATTACAGGGGTTTGATAGACGTGTCCAGCAGGTAATAACCCCCGTCTATTATTTATCAGATGAAAAGACCAAGCTCGAGATAGCCCAGTTTGCAGAAGTACAGGAGAAGGAAACCAAGAGGGAGAGGGCTGAAAGCCTCGAAGGACAAATCTTCCAGGTTATAGTCGATAACCTTCCCGCCAATGTTTCTCTTGCTATCGTCCATAATGAAATTAACAAAGATATTAGAGGAAGGCGGGAGATCAGCCAGAGAAAGATAGCAAGCATAGTAAGAAGAATATTTGGTTTTGAGATAGAGAGACTAGGGGACCAAAATATCAGTACCGTTATCGTTGAAAACAAGGAAGAAAAAATAAAAGAATTGGTTGAATATTTCGGAAGTTACGTATCTGTCGGCAATGTCGTACGTGTCGTAAGTGTCGTAAATGAGCCTGGCTCTAAATTTGAGCAGGAAATGTTGGAAGTTGTAGAGGAGGACTAAAAAACNCCCTCTTGACATCCCCCAAATGGTGTGATACAAGAAGGGTATGCAAACATTTACCCGCCCCCAGACCATAGCGGAAATCCTAGAAAACCTAGCCATTAAGCAAATGGAGGCCGCGGGCAAGCTCCCCACTTGCTACTCTTGCGGGGAAAGACTGGCCCACGGGGAAGGAATGTGCGGCAGGTGCGCCGGGGAAGATCATGTCCGGGGGGAAGAACTGGCCGACCAGGAGCTAGAGAGGAAAAACCATGACTTCTGATCTCCGGGGAGATAGGCGGGGGGGTTTTTATTGGCGGGGTGAGCCACCAGTTCCCTATGTTTCTGTTACCAAGTGTCTAGGGGCTATCGCTAAACCTCAACTTTTAAGCTGGGCGGCCAAGGAAGCCTATTATGCTGTTATCAAAGACCCTGGAATTAGTGAGCAGGAGGCGGTGCAAGCCCACTTAAATGTTCGGGACAAGGCGGCAAGCCGGGGTAGTACCGTTCACTCCATTGTCGAGGCTTACAAGACCTCTGGCGCGGTTATCGGTAGCGTTCCGGGGCCGATGGGGGGATATGCCGATGCTTTTTACCAGTGGATCAAAGATTCCCACATAAACATTGTAGAACAGGAAAAGACTGTTTTCTCGGACAAATACCGCTATGCCGGAACGATGGACATTCTGGCAACCTTGAACGGCAACTCCGATCTCTGGGTAGTAGACATTAAGACCAACAAGGCCGGGGTTGTCTATCCCGAACACCACTTGCAGGTATCAGCCTATCTGGCGGCCTTGCGTGAGCAAGGCGTAAACGTGAAGGGCGGGGCGGTGCTGGCACTTCGGGAGGATGGCAAATATAGCTACCATCAGATCAAAGAGAATTTTCCCGCCTTTCTCGCGGCAAAAACCTTATGGGAATGGCAAAACGAAGAAACTTGCTTGAAATTGGGCTATTTGAAGGGGGGTGAGTAAGTTGGGAAAATTAAAAGACATTGCGACAGCCAGATCACCATTTCTAAAGGTTTTACCGGGAGAAGAAGTGACTGTATGTTACAAGGGTTTCAAAATGGTCCCCGACACATTCAATCCTGAAGGCCAAGACAAGTTCCGGTTTATTCTTGAGATAGACCGCCAGACTAAATACTGGGATACGGGATCAAACGCCGTGGCCATGTTCTTTGACTTTTGCGAGGATGGCGAGATGGTCGTTATCAAAAACGTGGGAGACGAGAAAAAGTCTAAATGGGAATTAAAAAAATTCTCTGAACTCGGACAGGAGGAGCCAAAGAAGAAATAGCCAGCTTGCTCCCCGTGGCAGTCAAGGGCCGGCGGGGAGCAACTTGATTATTTCAGTAACTCACCATACAATGATCACGTGACAGCCCTCGACAACGCCATTTTNGAACAGCTTATCAGGCCGGACTTNGATATTTCGGTATTTACCTGGGACAATTGCGTGGAGCTGGCGGGGGAAGTGATCACCAACCGGGAACTCTCAAACAAAATCCTTGGTAAGCTGGCGGCGGGGCTNGAAGGGAAACGGGGAGATAAGGTGGTGCAGAAGTTNGCCNCTGACATAGAAAACACCACCGGGCTAAAAGTCTCGGCCAAGCACATCGCCAATTGCCGGGGAGTTTACCGCCGTCTTCTTCCCCACATAAACAAGATACCTGCGGACTGGGCCTGGAACGCCTGGAGGCTTCTTGCCTATACGGAGAATCCTGGCGAGTGGATAGACAAGGCTGTAAATGCGGGCTGGACTTCGGCGATGGTGGTCAGGGAGGTGCAAATGGCAAAAGGGCTGAAACTGCAAAACCGCCATGAATGCCCCAAGTGCGGACACGAATTCGATGATTAAATCTCCAAAAGCGAAAGGATCAAGATTAGAATATATTTTTAGAGATATGCTTCGGGATTCAGGATTGGATGTCTACGCCCAGAGAACACCCATGTCCGGGGCGATGGTTGGCATGAAAGCGGATATTCTTACCAGTTTACCTTTTCAGTTTGAGTGCAAAAATTCTGAGCATTGGTCTCCATATAGATATTATCTTCAGGCTAAAGCCGGATTGAATCTAGGATCAGGTAAAGCTCCGGCAGTAGTAATGAAGTCGAACCATACCCCTGTTTTTGTGATGATGGAGGCCCAGGATTGGATAAACCTGGCCCAGAAGGCTTTTGAAAAGGGTTATAAAAAAGACGTTCAGGAATTTGTAGAAGGGATAAAACAAAAAAATCCCGACAAAGAAATTCATCCAGTTCCTAAGCCCACTAAGAAAGAAAAGGGCCGAAAACGGTTTACCCCTTGACATTCCCCAAATGGTGTGATAGAGTGGTTGTTAATGAAACATAACCGCAGATACTACGAGAGGTTGTTGTTTAACTGTGTTGTTGCCACCGGCTTTCTCGCTTTCCTTGCCTACGCCTTGCTTTTTGGGGAGGCCCCCGAAATCCTCTCCCCCCTTCCGGCGGGGGCGGTATTCCCCACCCCCACCCCGAAAGTTATTTATAGGCGGTTACAGACCCCCAGGGACTACGCAATAGAGTGGGCATATATCTATGGGGTGAACCCGGAACTGATATTTTGCCTGGTTCGTAACGAAAGCGGCTGGAGAGCGGAGGCCAAAAACCCCCGATCGACTGCTTATGGGTATGGACAGTTTATTAATTCTACCTGGACACAGTGGAGAAAACAGATGAAAAAAGATACTGCCTTAATCGGCAGGGAAGATCCAAATGCTGTTTTTGAGACTATGGCCTGGGCTTTAGACAAAGGTTATAGAAATCACTGGGAGGCTGACCGGAAATACTGTGGAAACATTCCCGTCTATGAATAAAAGAGTGAACCCCAGAAGGAGGTGAAAACATGAAGCGCAAATATAGTACCGAAAAAGACTTCCAACTAGCTAAGACATTACTAGGCCTAGGCATGAGCCAAACTAAAGTTGGAGAGGCTGTGGGTAAAAGCCCTAGTCTTATATACCGTTGGGCTAAATGTGAAAACTGGAAAGCCTACGAAGCTAAAAAGGAAGCAATGAAAGAAAAGGCTCATCTTAAAAGAGGTGGGACCGAGATTAAGAAGGAATATAACCGCGAGCTAAACAATTTCATTGTTAAACTTGAAGCCCTGATAGCCGAATATCGTTAGTTTCTTGCTAAGGCACTTTTCCCTGAGTGCCTGGTGGAGGAAATAAACATGAAGAATACGCCCAAAAATAGAAAGAAATTTCTACAAGGTTACCTAAAGATACTCCTGTTGTGGAAAAACAAAAAACAGGATGTCGGTAAGATGAAAAAGAGTTTGAGAGAACTTAACGTAACTTTGCCAAACCCAAAGGAGAGGGTGGTCTTGTATGAAAATATGATGGACCTCGGGACGCCCCTCAGGACGGACCTCGGGACGAACCTCTGGACGAACCTCAGGACGAACCTCTGGACGAACCTCTGGACGTCCCTCAGGACGGACCTCGGGACGTCCCTCGGGACGTCCCTCAGGACGGACCTCAGGACGGACCTCGGGACGTCCCTCGGGACGTCCCTCTGGACGTCCCTCTGGACGGACCTCTGGACGCCCCTCAGGACGGACCTCGGGACGGACCTCAGGACGGGAACGTGGGAATACTATGAGTTTATATGGCCCATATTTATAGCTTATTTTTATAAGGATCTCCTAACGGTTAAAAAAAGACTCTCGACAATTAAAGCCCTAGATAAATGTATAAAGGCTGGTGTGGGATATCTATGGTTATCAGACACCACGCTTTACGCTCTCCCCTTTCCCGAAATATCTATAGACGAGGAAAAACAGTTGCATTGCGAGAACGGTCCTGCCTGCGAGTGGGTGGGGAGAGAAAAGTCTTGGTGGGTTCATGGTGTCAAAGTTACCCAAAAGATAGTCGAAACCCCCGACAAGTTGACTAAGCAAGACTGGCTAAACGAGAAAAACTTAGAAGTAAGGAGAATCATCAAAGACCGCATGGGAGAAAACTTCGTTAAAAAGATCGGGGGCAAGACTGTGGGCAAGCACAAAGACCCGCGCATCGGAGAAGTTGTGGAGATAGACATTTCCCCCGATCCTGAAAAAGTAGCCCATTACCTACACGCTAAAGACTGGTCAACTGGCAGAAAGTATTACCTGGGGATTCCCCCGACAATTACCGATCCGATGGAGGCGCAGGCTTGGTGTTATTCAAACGACAAAGTTACCTTCACCAAAAACGACTTCGAGAAACTCTACAAGCGTATACTGGGAAAGGAGGTGCAAAGAACATAATGACAAATGTAGACAAAATTCTCGGTATTCAAGGAGACTTGTTATTTTTCCGAGTAGACACCATCCCCGCCAAAGCTAAAAAGCGCAAGACCAATGTTATTCTCGAGGGTGAGAGTACGGGTAATGCCCACAGACTCTCGGACGGCAATGTCTATGAGGACGGCCTTGACCTTTACCTGGAAACATATATTNCTACCAGGATCATTCACGAAGAACATCTGCCTGATCCCTTAGAAGTCCCTGGCAAGGTCAAAGTATATAGGCAAAGAGAGTATAGCAGCCAAAATATGACTAGGCTGGTGATGGATTAACCGTGAAAACCGCAAACACCAACAAACTAAGACAGGACTGGCCCGACCACGACTGCCACGCGGGGGCGGAGGATGGGTGTTTGACCTGCGTTAATTATTCTAAATTACTAGAAAAGATGGAAGAAATAGTTATGCTCTTACAAAACATTTCCGGTAAACTATCAAAACCATAATGAAAGAAATTCCTCCTATTCCCACCGACACTATGTTTGAAAGGTATCTCAAGTTACGGAGGGATGTTGAGACTATTCGCAAGCGAGGCAAGCCGGTGTCGCCCGTGCTTATGAGGAATCTACAAAACTATGACACCTGGCTATCTCAAAGGTTGGAGTGGTGGAGGATAAATAGATGATGCGGGGTTATCGTTAAGAAAAATCACGCAATAATCACGCAGGGTATCGCGCAGACGGGGGGTGCTATAATATGGCCACTCCCCATGAAAGCCCCCCCGCCAGATGACCAGGGAATACGAGTTAGGAATACTCCTCCATTTAAGTTAAAAGATAAAGAGGGCCGGCGGTTTCAGGCGATTAATCTTGTTAAGCAGTTTGGGTTTGTGCCGGAGACAATAATAGTAGAGAAAATGGTGGGTGTGACTAATGGGCTAATTATTAGGGCTGTTCTGACTCCAGAGGAATTAAAGAAGGATATCCCCCGTGTGGAGAAATCGTGACTCGAACCGTCTACATAAATTTAACTGATATAAATCCTTTACAACAGGAGATAATGTTATTTATTCAGGGATGGGTAAGGGAAGAAAAGACTCCAGTTCCCCAGAAGGAGATTGTTTTGGGAATGGGGAGAGCCGGGAAAAAGAGTTTTACTGTTATCAATTCTATTAAGGGATTGTTGACCAAGGGCTACATCCGCCGGGCTTACATGATCAGCAATAAAACTTATTATGTGCAACTTAGGTCTGTTAATAGTTAAAACTTCCATAGCGTCAACCTGTGATCGGTTATGGACTTGACACAACCCCGGCCCGGACAGATTGACACTAGCAAGTCTCAACTGAAAAACTCGGATTTAATAAACCCATCTTCGTTAAGATCAAGCTCTACTAGGACGGTCTGGCACTCTTCTCTTAAGATCTGTGTTAATTTCCGGCGGGCCACCTCATAGGCTCTGGTCCAATTTTTGGTCTTGCGATAGGCGTGGCTCGCCTCACAACTAAGTTCTATTCTTAATTTTTCGCTGGTTGTAAATGACATTTTTATCACCTCCCCTCAACCCAACCAACAGAAGTATAGTACACCAGATAGTGTGTGTCAATAATCAGGTTGGCCTTGATTTGTATAGTGAGTTACAATATACCTATATGAGTGAAGAGGGAGTACTGATAGCAGAGGAAGTAGTACCAGTCGAGGGCAGACCGCCGGTTTGGACTGATCCAGCAGTGGTACAAGAGCAAATAGATGAATACTTTAAGAATGAGACACAACCTACTCTAGCTGGCCTGGCAGTTAGTTTAGGNGTTAGTAGAGCCACTTTATATAACTATGAGGCTAAGACCGAGTATTTAGACATAATTAAGAAAGCAAGGGATAAAGTAATGAAAGTTTACGAGGAGAGATTAATCTATTCTAATATGCCTACGGGGGTAATATTCGCTTTAAAAAATATGGGATGGAGAGATAGGGTAGAGACTGATTTAACCAGCGGGGGCCAGCCGTTTCCTTTACTAGGAGGAAGGAGTAGTAATTTACCAGAATTAACAGATGGCTTACCAAGTCACAACAGCGACCGAGAAGTTACTACAGTTAAATAGGCGAATAAGAGGGATAGCGGGTGGTACNTCTGCATCTAAGACTATTTCTATTCTTCTGTGGTTAATAGACTATGCACAAGTACATAAGAGTGAAACTATCTCGGTGGTGAGTGAGACCTTTCCCCATCTTAAACGGGGGGCTATTAGAGATTTCCTAGATATAATGAGTCAGCAAAGTTACTTTAAAGATGAGAGATGGAACAAGACGGACTGTATATACACTTTTGAGGCGGGGAGCATAATAGAATTTTTCAGTGCTGACCAGCCCGGGAAGGTACGCGGGCCAAGACGAGATATACTATTTATTAATGAGGCTAACAATATTGGCTATGATACTTATACTCAATTAGAAATTAGAACTAAGAAAGTAGTGTGGTTAGATTGGAATCCTGTTAGCGAGTTTTGGTGGTATACCGAGGTAGTTAATAAGCAAGACTGTGATTTTATTACCTTGACTTATCTTGACAACGAGGCTTTAGATCCTGCTATCAAAGCCGCAATAGAGTCTAGGAAGGGAAACAAGAATTGGTTCAAAGTATATGGTTTGGGAGAACTGGGAGAAGCCGAGGGAAGGATTTACACGGGTTGGGAGATGATAGACACTATCCCCCATGAGGCGAGGTTGGAGCGTTATGGGTTGGACTTTGGTTATAGCAACGACCCTACGGCAATAGACGCCATCTATAAGTGGAATGGAGCTTTTATAATTGA